CCCGGGACACCTTGATTAAAAGTCACTCAATATATGTGCTCCAAAGCCTTATAGATAAAGGCTTTGTTCCAATTAGTGCGACATTTTTGCGACATTATTCAATAGCTCAAAAATACTTTTCCTTCTCTTCATCTGTTGCAATTACTTCTATGATATCTTCAACTTTCAGCTTAGTCATCAAGCAGATCTTGTTAAGTGTATCTAAAGTGATAGATTTGCCCTGCTTTACATTTTCTAAAGTCTGAGCAGATAGCAATTTTTCTTTTTTTATACGAGTGTAATTGTATCCCTTCTCATTCAGCTCTTTCATAATATCTATTTTATATCTAATCATAATTGTGGTCCTTACTTTGTTTTCTTGATTTTAAGTATATATTATGTCTTATTTAAAAGCAATAAAAAAGTTCTAAAAATAGAGTAAAAAGTGCTTGACATTACTCTAATAATAGAGTAAAATAACATTGTAAGATAAATAAGGAACTTACAGAGAGCTTACAGAGCCGACCAGCAAATATAAACTGTAAGCAAAGAAGAAAGGTGGATATATGAAAAAAGAAATGATGATTGGAAGAATTTATGGAAGTTTTTCAAAAGAGGAGCAAAGACAAATAGACCAAATGGTATCAGGTGCATACTATGGAATAACTAATGAAATAGATAATAAAAAACCTACAGAAGTTGGAGAGTATCAAATTACAATAGACCTCAACAACGGGTTATCCGTTGCTGGGACTTTATCAGTAACTGAAGATGAGGTAGTAGAATATATCAATGAGGATGGTATATTCTACGATCCGGCAGAATAATATAAAAAGCCCTACAGCAGCCGACCAAAGCTAAAGACTGTAGGGCAACCTTAAAAAGAAAGGCAAAGGCATTGTAACACATGACAAGAAGAGTTGCAATATATATCAGGGTGTCCTCTCTTGATCAAGCTAAGGAAGGTTACTCTTTAGCAGCTCAGGAGAGGGCTTTGAGAAAATACTGTTTAGATAAGAATTATTCTGTTTATAGCCTTTATGCGGATGAAGGAATAAGCGGAAAAGATATGATTCATAGACCTGCTATACAAAAACTTATGAAAGATGCAGAAGAAAAGAAGTTTGATATAGTGCTTTTCTGGGCGCTAAGTAGATTTACAAGAAGTGTATCAGATTTATATCAAACTGTTAGTAAATTAACTCATTTAAGTATTGGTCTTGTATCTTACACCGAGTCTTTTGATACATCAACGCCCTTTGGGCGTGCGGCTATCGGCATTTTGGGAGTTTTCGCTCAACTTGAACGAGAACTTACAAGCGAAAGAGTCAGCTTAGCTCTTGATGAAAAATTCAAACAGAGCAAGTATGCTCCTTCATTTTTAAAAGGCTATTTGAGAAAAAATGATAAGCTAAAAATTATAAAAAATGAAGCAGATTGTGTACAGTTGTGTTTTGACACTTACATTCAAACAAAAAACCTATCCGAAACGGCACGGATACTCAATCGTGCAGGATATAGGGGAAAAAGAGGCAAGGAATTCTCGGCTAACTCCGTAAAAGTAATATTAAAAAACAAAACCTATGCAGGATATATAAAATACTTGGAAAATGAAAAGTCGGGTCTACATAAAAGTATTATATCAATAAGAACTTTCAATAAAGTTCAGAAAATTTTAGAACAAAAACATAGAAGTAGACAAAATTAAAAGAAGGGCAGAACTGTAGGCATTATCCGTTCTGCCCTTTTATCTTACTCTACTAGCTCATAGTCTTTGAGATTAGGTGTATATGTGTCAAACTTACTATCCCATACACCATCTTCATCTAGCCAGTGATAAATATCTTTTTCCTTAGATTTTACATAACAATTCTTAGCCATGATGCCGCTCTTCGACAGGTAGTAGCTTTTATTGTTATCAAGTATCCATTGACCTGACAACATAGTACCGTCATCAGGATTAAGATAGTACCAGTCTTCACTTTGCTTAAACCACCCGGTAATTGAGTAGCCTGATCCGTCAAAAACAAACCATCTGCCATCTATTAATAGCCACTGGTTTTTTATAGTTACACCGTTAAATCTATACTTCCACCTATTATCTTCTTTGAACCATCCTGTGCTTACACTTTCAAGATGTTTTTTACAAGATATATAAGCACACCAGCTGATAAATTGCTGACACCAATACAGACCGTTTCCACCGTACCAAGCTCCATACTTTGTATAATTTGCACTACCCGGATTAGCTTTCTTATCATCTAAAGCCTTGTTGCTTGCCTTTTCTACATATCCTACCTCACCTTTAAGTACTTCTATAAATTCATTTACAGTACAGGTATTCTCATTGAAGTTAGGATATCCAAAGCCGTTTATTCTGTTTTTACCTCCGACTTCAGTAAGATTAAAACTGTATTCTTTAATAGCAACACAGCCACCATTACGATCAAATCCGCTACCGGATGATGTATTGCCTTCTACAGTTTTTATATGGTATCTGTTGTTGCCTTGTTTATTCACCTCTATAACTCCGCCAACATGGCAAACCCTGCCCATAGAATTACTATAAAAGTATATAATAGCCCCTGCTTTGGGTTCTTTGCCATAGCATCCGTTTTGCACAAAATTAGATTTTCCTGCTGGAGTGTATTGAGAATATCCTCCAAGTAGCAGTTTTTTTCCTGCCTCGTATGCGTTATTTACCATAAACTTGCTCCTTAATCTCTGCTTACTTTTTTTGAATGTGATATTATTTAAAAGCTTGTTTTAATTTCTTTTCTACTGTATTAAAACAAGCTTTTTTCATAAAAAAGAGAGCCTAAGCCCTCTTTCTACTCTTTATCTTCAATCTCTATAAATTCGCCTGTATTCTTCTTTAGAAAGCCCTTTACTGTAATCCATATTCTGCGGACCGGTAATCCTGATAAGGTCATATTTTTAAGTACTGACAGTACTTCATATACTATATATAGTAATGCAAAAAACTCCATCACAGTAATGTCTTGTAAGTGAATGTAACTCCTAATAGTTTCCGGCACAAAGCCAATTAAATTTACCGGACATAAGATATCTACAAATACTAAGCATACAAGGGATAGCAACATGCCTACTTTTCTGATACCGCCATCAATTCCTACCGAACTGTTAAACGCTCTATCCTTTGTAGCTCTTAAACTTCCAAAGATTACATCCATAACTATCATGATCACAACAAGCTGAAATAATGCATTGCCCCTCATTATTTCAAAAACAGGTTTAAAAATATCAAAATACATACTATTTATCCTCCTTCTTTTTCGCATCACTATCAGTTGCCAAATCTTCTCTGCCTTTTTCCTTTAGCTTTTTTGCAACACCTGCCTTTAATCTTGCAATCACCTGACTAAATTTGTACACTCCATCAATTATAAGATTAGCTATTACTTCGAATAAATGATCCATAGATACCTCCTTTAAGGCATTAAATTAGTACTTAACTCCACGAGAGCTAAGTCGGTTGTCTGCTGCTTGATTCTCAGTTCTTCAATTTCTTTTGTCAGCTGTTCCTCCTGAGTCAAGGGTCTATCAATATAGATCGGTTCGATTTTATCCCCATCTACATCAAACCTGATTAAATTTTTCCCGATAGGCACATCTATCTTTGCAAACCTCAATGCTCCGCTTGGATCAGGTGCAACATCCATCATCTGATAGTAGATGTTACCCTTCTCATCAAATATTACTTTCATATATCTCCTTTCTATGCATTAAAAAAGCACCCCAAAGTGCTAATTTATAAACTCTATGTGATTTATTATCATTTCCGCTTCAGCATAATAATCACCTGCATCAGCTCTAGCGTATGCAAAAGCAAAACAGTGTTCATTTATATCAGAAGCATCCACCTCTGTCCACAGCTGACGTCCTGTCAATCGTCCATGCTCATGAACTTCTTCTTGTTCAGCACCGTCTTGAAAAGAGATGTGTTTACCTTTATAGCTAGCATTCAATATCGTTTGATATTTATACTGTGAGTTATTTGAAAGAGTTAAGTTGTTCTTATTGACAAAAACAACACCCATTGTAGCAGTTGCTCTATCATTTTGCGTACTACTCTTTTTATAATTACCGCTTAAAAATTTAGCTCCAACCTTTACTTTTCTAAAAGGCGTAAGATTAATACTTCTGTCAAAAAAAGTTGCAATTGAAGCTTTACCAACACCTTGTCTATTTCTATCAGAAACTGAAAATCTAATTCCACCGTCTCTGATCCCCATAAACTTATATGACCAAACATTCCAATTTGTGAATGATTGATTACTTGAAAATGACATGTTTCCGGTTGCCCATACTCCACTCATTACAATTTCTTTTCCCTTGTCCGCCACTCCCGACATGAGCCTATTATCGAAAGTGGCACCGTTAAAAGGCACGCCACCCGCTCCATAGTCAACCATTTCACCCTGCACACCGAACATATTGACGCCGGCTCGGATATTTGACGCGAGCAAATCAGCTTCAGCAAGAAATACCCAATTTGCATTCTCAATTAAATAGCCGTTACCTATTTTTAGCACAACCCCCCTACCTGCGACGGGGTGGTCTACATAATGCCCTTCGTTATTCCACGCGTATAACATATCTGAGTAACCGCTACGGGCGGGATTCCAAATTGGGATACCACCCTGCACACCTGCTATATTTTTATCGCCCCTTATATTTTCTGCCATCAGGTGCGGTTCGGGTTTGAAAACCAGTTCAACATTATTATCCAGTGCGTATTTTTTTCCATCTGGAGGCTTTACCGATACGGCGATACCCCTGCCGTGGGTAGGGCTATCAATAGCTATCCCTTGTCCGATAACATCTGTTCTTTGATATGCTAATCTGTAAAAAGGCACATCAAAATTATCAGTTTTTAGAAGCTGCATAGTCCCCTCGACTGCTTCGTCATTACTGTCAGCCGTAAGTGCGGTTTTGCCCTTGAGTACTTCGCTTCTTAACGCAGTAACATCTTCAGATTGAATTCCTCCGGTATTGCCTATTATTATACCCTTTCCCATATGCTACACCCCCTTAAGACCGACTGAAAATGTAACAGTCGGTTTTTTAATCGCATAAAATGTGATACTGCCGTCTGTGGTCTTTGCTGCATATAGATAAGAAAAATTTTTATTATAAGCTTTTATGTTCTGATAAAGACTTGTTTCACTTAAAGTACTAAACACAATAGGGTTATCTGTTGCTTTAATATCATTTAGTGTTAAAGTCTGCTGCCACATGCCATTTACCAGATGCCAGTTATCAACATTTAGAGATACTATTAATTCTCTCAAAACCTTTTCAATTAAAAAGCTTTTATCTTCTGTTATAGCTTTATCCAATAACTCAAAATTAGTATTAAAATCTTCCACATTATAATTATCGGACCTATCCGGCATATTTAATTTTAGTTTTTCTGTTTTTCTCATATTCACCTACCTTAAATCCAGCTCCGTCAATTGCTCATGAGTGTACTGCTCCAGAGTTCCATGGGTTTTCTTTTCAAGCATTCTGTGTGATGTGTACCACAGCACCACTTCAATCTCCATATTTGCCGGTACTACCTCATCTGCGAGTCTTTCAATCTCTTCCTTTAGCTCTTTTGATGATAAAGCCACTACTACGCTGACCTTGTAATGCTCCATATCTACATTTAGCTTAAAGTCTTTCTCAGAGCCTACCATAGCCAAAAGGCTACGGTAAAAAGTTCTATATGTGTAAGGGAGTCTACCCTGCATTACTCCAAGAATCCTAAGATTTCTTACATCAAGTTCATCTGTATCCTTACTTGATATCTTTAATATTTTTTCCCATCTTGCAGCAGTATCAGTATCCTGACTTAATATAAATCCGTTATCTAAGTAGCTATTGCCTTTACTCCAAAAAAGTTCAAGTTCGGGTTGTTCGGCGGTCATCATCTGATTAAACTCTGTCACATTTTTCAGAATATCCGGAAGATAGTCTATCAATTTCCTATCCATTGAAAGCACCTCTTACAGCTATGGTGTCAGGATCCAATATAGCATTAGATGCAGTACCGTTCAGCTTGGTATCTGCTATATCTTTAATGCCATTTATGACAAGAATCTTGCTTTCGATATTTGAAATTCTAACCACTATACCATCTACAGTATCCCAAGATTTATTAAGCTCTAAAAAGTAGCTATCAATAGCGTTTTGGATATGCGATTTCAAAGCATTAAAATTGTATCCTGAGTCATAAACTATATTAGTATCTATATTTATGCTCTTTGTTTTTACAGATTGTATATGGCAGGTATGACCTATGGAAGCAAGGCCATCACCAAGCTGGTCTCCTTTCGGATCTATCAGTTTTTGCACATTCGTAACAAGTGTTTGGCTTGCTTGCCCATACTCAGAATTTGTTATTATTGCAAGAACATGTCCGGGTAAATTGTGAGCATTGCCGTCTTTTGCCCTTAAAATCTTACAACCGCCTACACCTTCAATAGCTGTGATTTTTTGGTAGTAGTCTTTTTTATTTCCGCCAAACGCCTGAGTGTCAAAGGACGAATAGTATCTTTTTCTGAATTCCTCAGTACCTTCTTCATCCTCTCCGTATATCTCTATACTCTCTATATTTGCTGTCTCAAGCCCGTCTATATACTCTATAGGTATAAGGCTTCCTCTCTCAGCATTCGGAGCTCTTCCTGCAGTCTCGCAAGTGATATAAAATCTTCCTGTGTTTATCCTTTCTGATACTATCCAGTTAAATCTCGAACTTGAAAATCTGCTGCCGATACTCACATCTATATTGAATACCGCTATAGCCTTTGCAAAAGTAGCTGGGTTAGGTACAAGCCCTCTCTCAGCCGCACGCTTTATCAAATACTCCCTTGGTGCCGTATCTGCAAATGTACAATCCACCAAGTAATTAAGCGCAATATATGTTTGTGCGAGCTCTGCACATACCGGAGCTACAGCAGAATAAATAACAGAGCCCTCCCTCTTATCAATACTGTTATCAACTCTTGCAAGGACTCTATTTAATATATTTTCATAAGTATGTTCTTCAAACACTACAAACTTACCTCCGTTTCCGCTTCAATTTCCCCAAATATAGTATCTACTGTAAAAGTAACTATGATAGAGTCCTTTATCCTTTCAAATCCGAAATCATATACAGCCTTTATCCTATCATCTTGAAGTAGTGCTTCACTTATAAGCCTTTCGCTTTCATCTTCTACTATATCCGGATGTACACCTATAAGGTCTTCGAACTCTATGCCATAATTCCATGAGTAAATTAAAAACTTATACCT